CAGGGACGTTTGACCCCGTGTCGATCGTTACAGTCGTATCACCGATAGCTGAATCGGCTTGATTGACAAGCCACCCCGTCGGGGTGCCGTTGCTGTTGGTATGCGTCGGGATATTCTGATCGAGGTGCCAATCAGCACCGAGCGCATATCCAATGTCACCGGTCACAATCCCCTCGGTCGTCCCGCGCCACGAGGCATCCTGCAAGCCACGGTTGTTGATAGCATTGCCCTCGGCATCGGCATCGAGAACGACGGCGCGGTCTTCCATCAACGCCTTGAAAGTGTTGAGCTTGGAACGTGCGCCCGAGGTCCAATCGTTCAGATTCGACGCGAATGGGGTCGTTGCGGCAGTGCCGGCCTGTGAGTAAATACCCGTATACAACCCGAGGATATACGCATCGACGTTATTCGCGAGCGAGCGAACTGCCTCGTCACCCTGCAAGGTATTCATCGAGTCCACATCGATCTGCGTCAACTGCTGATCGGTGAGAAAAAAGCCTGCGTGTTTCCACTGGTTCAAGCTGATGGTCTTGCTCGTCAGAGTGGTGTCGCCCGCGGCGGCGAGCGTATTGCTCGGCGAGACGCTTGCGGCAGTTATGTCGGCGGCAACGGGAACGGTGATCGTATCGCCACGATCGCGAGCGACAGAGGAATACGTCGAGTTGACGAGGCGCGGCATAACCGCATTCTCGCGCAAGACATTCAGGCCGCGCGCGATCAGTTTGTCAATAATTGGGGTGAGTGTATTAGCCATGACGGCAGTTTCTCCTTGGAGAAAAAAGGTTGACGGTGATACCCATGACCCTCGGGGTCGTCAACCTCTGCCGCTCGGCGATAGAGGTGGGGTTGTGCTGTGGTGGTGCGTACTGCTTTTACTGCTTTTTAGCCTTCGACGATCTCAACATCTCCCGCCGCGACTTCGTTGATGTATTTGCCGATCTCGGACCGACGAATGCGCTTCTTGCCCGTTGCGCCATTGGTGGCATCTCCACCGCTCGCGCCCGAGCCAGACGACTCGGCGAACAAGAAACCATCAGATACTTTCATCTCGGCCACAAGATCGAGAATGCCCTGCGGGGTTGTCCCATCTTCGGCCATTACTGTATTGCCACTGCTATCGATCCGCACGGCTTGCGTTCCGTCACGTTGTACGTGAGGACGGACGGCGCGAATGATATGATCGACGGCGCGATCGTTGCGAGCTTGTGCCTTGATGGCGGCATCGCGGATCTGGTTCTCAACGATATGCACATCAAGCGTTTTCTCAGCCTCGGAATGCGCTCGCGTGATCTCGGCGAGCTTCTCCTCATACGATCCGCGCATCGCCTCGGTGCGTTGTGCGAGCAACTCGTCGATCTTACCCTCAGACAAAAGGTCTTTTTCGGTGCGCTTCTGCGCCTCCTCTTTTGCCGATTGCAATGCCGATGATTGGTCGGCATGGGCTTTCTTGAGTTCCTCGACCTCGCGGAACAGGTTGCGGTTGTTTTGTCTAAACTCCGTCAAGCGATCGTCGCCATCTGTCGATAGTACATACTCGCCGCCATCCTCTTTGTAATGCTCGCGGATTGCCTCGGGCAATTCCTCAAACTCTTGTTCCGAGACGATGCTCTTAATCGCCATATCGCGCCTTTAATTCTTTCAGTGTTAATTGCCGACCCTGTTGGTCGACCAGATCCTTGAGGGTGATCTTGCCCTCGTTGTATAATGTCAAACGCCCGGGGCCGAGGATTGACCGCCGCTCGGATTCGGACATCGCGTCGAATGTCGTTTTAAACGATGGTGTCGGTGCGGGCTTGCCGTCGATCGGGAACGTCTCGCCTCGCTTGACGATCTCCTCGTTCAATTCGGGATCGAGGACCGATTGCAGATCCTCCAACGATTTGAATATCGGCGCAAGTGTTGTGCGGCAATTGAAATGCCACGGTGGAGTGCCCGGGAACGAGATCGGGGTGCCTCGAAACGGTTTGCCCGACTCCAGATACCAAGCATATCCGTTGCGAGTGCGGCAGAGGACGGTCGTGCGCGAATCGAGGACGGCATTGGCCTGTATGCCTCGGATGGTGTCACTGTTGCGCTTATACGTCGCCAGACGCGCCGAGTTCGTCACGGCATCGGTTGCGGTGCGGACAATCATTTCGGCCCCTCGCTTGCTCTTCGCCATAACGCCATCGCGAAACTGCAAAGCGCGATTGCCGCGAATGATACGAAGCATATCGTCGAGCGTCTGGTCGTTTTGTATCGCATAATTCAAACCGTCTCTGATGTTGCCCTTTGTGCCGTCTCGTTGCCGACCCCATCGGTCGGTGATTGTGGTGCCCAGTGCGTCATTCGGTGCGAGCGTCGTCTCGACAATCTCAAGTGCAACGCTTCTCGGCAATATCTTCGGCGCAATCGGTGCGCGGAATACCTTGCTCGATATGGTGCTAACTGCTTGCGACTCGGCGACCGCGAACTCAGTAAGCGACCCGATTGACTCCATTGCCATCGCGGCATAAGTGCGGTCGATCGCCTCGTCCACGGTGGCGAGCAATAGCTCAAGCTCGCGTTTACTCCTCGGCTCGGCTCGTTTGATCTCGGCGACAATCTCGATCTGCAAGTTGCTGATTGTCGATAAAGCGTCCTTGATCTGCCCGTTCTGGTACTGGACGAGATCGAGGTCGTGCCGTATCAATTCCCGCTCGACCCGCTCGTTGATGTTCATACCGCCCAAGCACCGCCAAAGTCGTCACAATACACCGTATTGTCATCGGCGACATTGACCGACTCAATAAAAATCGGCGAGCGTTTGCCATAATGTGCGTCGATATTGAAATCATACCATTCTCGCGCCTCAATCAATGTCATCTGGTCGCGGGTCATTAGTATGTCCAAGATTTTGTCGGTCGAATAAGCAAGCACATATTGAAAATCTTTATTTGTTGTGGTGCCGATTATTGCATCATTTAATCCATCCAAAACGACCGCGCCTTCAAGCTCTTCCATTACCCCTCGGCTTGCGTGACCGCTTGTATCGACTGCTGTAACTCAATCAGTTCCCGCTCGTCTTGCGGTTCGACTCCCGGTCGCAATAACTCGCCTCGATCATACAAGAACATCAGATTATCAACCGACATATACCCCTGTTGAGCGATCTGCATTAATTTGACCGCCTCGTCTGCCGACATCTGCTCGCCGAAAAAGTCCTTGTTGAGCAGAACCTCGACCCCATCGGGAATGACCCCGAGCCAAAGGTTGAGCAATCCGAGTGCTTGCGTCAGACCACGGTCGAGCGATTCGGTGATGCTCGCGAGGGTCGCTTGATCGCCCGCAGTTCGCAAGCGTATCGCCGCCGCCGCTTCTGCGGCATGTTTGGGTTTCTCCAGTAAGCGACCACCGAGTGCCGCCATCTTTGCCTCGTCCTCGGCGAGCGCATCCTTCATCGCGCCCAATCCCTCGCCTTTAAACTCCAGAAAGCTCGCTTTTGCGTCGGCAGATTCGGACCACCATGCCGCGCCCGGGCCGATGCGATAACCGTCGTTGCTCTTCGGAAAGCCCGCCGCGATCGGGGTCGGGAGTCCGGTATAATGCAGACCGTGGTTGTAATCGCACGACAACCGCCAGTGGTGGATATTAACGTCCACCAGATCGAGCAATGGCGGGCGATCGGTATCGAGTCCGACCGTATTCGCGTTGATCACGATGAACGGGATATAGTCGAGCGTCTGCCCTGCGACAGTTGGGATCGATTCATCAACGAGGATATACCGCTCGCGGTTGCCGCCTGTCGAGTCGTTTGCTTTGACGTAAACGCGCACCGTATACGTGCCCTCATCGAGCGATAAAACTCTGATGCGGTGCTGATCGGTGAGCGTATAAGGGTCGCTCGGGTCGCTTATATGCCCCGATTCGGCGAGGGCGACCATCGTGACAACAGATCGACCGCCCATCCGCTCGACGCGCCAGTTGATGATATTCTCGGCGACATATGGACTGAGATACGGTCGCGCTTCCTCGTCGCTGTAATCGCAAAGGATGCCATACCGCCCGACGATCAGCACCTCGCGCATCGCCTGTTTTGCGAGCGAGTCAAAGGGCAGATCGGTGAGGGTCGCATCGGCGAGGAGATCCTCGGCGGCACCCGCCTCGATGGATGGCGGGCGGCGAAACGATGCGCCGACCATACCTTGCACCGTCCTCGCGGTCGCGTTGAAATACAGACCACGCCGCAGATATGCCACGTACTCGCTCGGCGTTTGTGTATCGAGGGGCGCAACATACTCCGAACCTCTGGCGATGATCGCCTCTTGCCCCTCGTATGCGTCGCGGCACTTCTGCCATGCGGGAGCAAGTGCCTCGTATTGTGGCGCAACTGATTCAACTGGCATTAAATCCCTCTTATCCTCGTCATACCGCCCTCATTTGCGCCGAGCATAAGGTCGGTCAATGCCCATACCGCCGCATCGAGGCGGTCGGGCGAATCTGTGGTGTCTGGCGTATACGTGCAAAGCTGATCCTCAAGAGCCGCAAACATCCCGCAATGATGGACGCGCAACTGCTCGTATAACGCCGCGATCGGCTCGGCGCGGGTCAATTTACCCCTTGCCGCCCGAACGCCCTTATACGACGCATTGCGGTCGAGTGTGCGTATCGTATGCTCGACCATGTCGCCGCCTTGATTGATCTCTGCGACGACCCGATCGGCATCGTGCCGATAGTATGCTTTGAGTGCCTCGCTTGCCCATTCTTGCGGCGTGTAATGCCCCGACAGATCCTCAATTACATATGCCCGATCACCGAGCTTGCCGCAGACGACGATGCCCGTCTCGTCGGCATCCTCGCCCGAGGTCACAGCGGGGTCAATAGCGACGACGACCCGCTCGCACTGAGGAGGAGAAGTGCGGCGAGCGTCGTCGATATGCGCCCTCTGCCATAAAGCACCGGGCACATCGTCGAGGATTTCGGCGTGTAACTCTTGCCGCCCGAGGCGCGTGCCCTCGTATTTGTCGATAATGCGTTGAGCAAACGACTCGGCCAGATTCGGCAGATTGGCGTATGTCGATCCTCGCGTCGTCCGCACCAAACGATCGTCAATCAGCTCGCGCACGATTTTGATCGGTCGCGGTGTCGTTGTTACCACCGCTTGCGGCGATTCGCCAAGTCTCAAGCCCAAATCGAGATTACTCCACGTATCTTCTGCATATCTGTATTTCGCAAGCTCATCGAGCCATGCGCCGTCATGTTGTGGGCCGCGCAACTGGTCGGGTTCGTCGCCCGAGTAACAGGTCGCGACCGCGCCATTGTCCCAAGTGAGTCGGCGTTTGCTTGGTTCGTATAACGGTCTATCCTTGCCCGCACAGGCGAGGATGCCACTCTCGCCCTCAACCATAACGTCGCGCACATCGGCTTTAGTCTCACCGACGAGGGCG